CAAGACTGCTGGCGCACCGCCGAAAGAGGACGCTGCGATAGTCCCGAGGATTGATAAGACCGCCAACACAAACGATTTCATTGCGCTTCCTCCGGCTGCGCAGTCGGCTTCATGTCAGCCAAGTTCAGCACCATCTTCGGACGCGGTTCAAAGAACTCGTCGCGGCTCGCGCTGCCGTCCTTGATGCTGGTGTAGATCTGGCGAAGCTCCGCGATCTCCTCCGCGCTGGCATCATCCAGACGATGACCCAAGCGGTCTTCGATCATGTCCTTGCTGACACCAAAGCCGCTGTAAGCCGTCACCAGCTTCTTGAGCGTGCCGTTGCGGTCGTTCTTGATCTCGCCGCTCGCGGTCTTCGTTTCAGCTTGGGTACACGCACCCATCGCATCCTCGATCAAGTCAGCAGGCAGCAAGCGCAGCAAAGCGTTGCGCTCCAAGAAGCTTGCACGGCGCGACACAAGCTCGCGCAGATCGCGCTCATCGGGCGTGACCCATTGCGTTTCTTCGACACCATCCATCGTGCGCATCTTGCGCTGGATCTTCGCGTTGAACTTGTCTTCTAGCACAACGCGACGATTGCTCTGTTGATCCCATGCATAGCCTTGCAGATGGATCTGATCGTCCTCGTTCGACAGCACGCGGTAGCCGCTGACGATGTTGCCAAAGCAGCGTGCAATCTCGCGTGCCAGCACAACGCTCGCGCCGCTCACGGTCGTCTTGCCACGCGGGTAACGGTACACCGCCTTAGCTGCAAAGCTGGGGCGAGCGCAAGCCGTCATAATGCTCTGGTAGGTTGCCAGTTCATCTCGCGGGAATTGCTTCGCGAGCATCACCGCTGCTTGAGCCTCACCAAGCTCGCGAGCGACCAAAGCGTTGCTGTTCGTGTTGTTGGAAGTCATAAGTGTGTTTGTTGCTGTTTGGGTAGTCATGTGATCAGTCATTGTTGTTGTTGTTGTCAGTCGCCACAGAGAACTGCTTCCTGCGGCGTTCACCGTAGGGGCAGCGAGACCAGTAGCCGCACCATTTCGGGTTGCAGCACCAGTCAGTCGGGTCGGCGGGCATAAACGCGCCGCTATCGAACACTCGCACAGCAGAATCGATCCGCCGCAGCAAAGGTTCGTGATCGGTCGGTGTCTGACTTGACACCTCTTGGTAGCTGGACTTCTTGCCGCTGTTGACCAACACATCCAGAGTGAATGTGTGGACGGCCATGCCGTGCTTCTCGGCCATCAAGCTGTAGAAGTCCTTCTGCACGCTGTTTGCCGCCGCGTCAGCCGCATAAGACTTGCCGGTGGTCTTAGTGTCGCGCAGCACGCCCTTGCGGCCCTCCACGACATCCACCGTGCCCTCCAGCGCGATCCTGCCGCCGGTCTCAAGCCGGAACACCTGCTCGACCGCAGTCGGCTCAATGCGCGGCGCAGCGTTGACCGCGTGAAGCTCGGCCAACTTGACCACGCGGTCTACGGTTTGGCCGATCAGGTTCTCGCGGCCAACGGTCGATTCCTCGGCTGTCAACAGCACCTCCTGCTCAAAGCCAGTCACCGCAGCGTTCGCTGCTTCCTCCCGGATCGCGTCTAACGGCATTAGCTGCCCTGTACGGATCTTTGATCGCAGGTTGGCCTCGACGGCCTTGTGGACGGCTGTCCCAGCCACAGCGGCCACCCCAGGGGCCGAGCGGATGCCCTCGACATAGCGGTAGTACGCTTGCATCCCACAACGCGAGAGCGTGCCCAGCGTGGATTGGTGGATCGTGAGTTTCTTGTCCTGACTCATGGTTTGTTTTTTCTGCGCGTCCAATTCTGGTTTGATTCAGCTAGTACTTGGTTGTAGAGGTCATCGAACGCCGCCTCCATTGCGCCGGCACGGCGATTCGCGCCCATGTTTTTCAACTTTCCTCTTGCTTCAAGGCTTGCAACGAGTCTCTCAACAAGGGGTGTAAGGCGTTGGATCGACCTCTGCCTTTCGGACGACCACGAAGCTTGGTTGTAGAAGTGTCGATTTTCCATTTGTGACCTCTCAGAATTTCGCTGACATGGCTCTGCGAAATTTGGAACTTAACAGCGAGGTCGTACTGCCTCCAGCCATTTCGGTACAATTCACGGATTGCTTGGGCATCTTCCCAAGTGAGTCTGTAGTTGCGCGTACGCACGCTCAAATCTCCATGTTGTCGATGCTGCGCTGGCGGCGATTAGCCACCCAGTTGTACGCATCGGTCATCTCTTGAAGTTCGGTACGCAGCGCATCGCGCTCTTCGCACACTTGGTTGTGGATGTCGTTTAGTTTCTCGAACTGCGCAAATAGCGTGTCGTAGCGTTCGCGCAGTCGGATGTAATTGAGTTCGAGTTCAGCTTGGTTCACGGCAATACCTCTTGTTGCTTTGCGTTTGCGATGGCCGAGGCGACCCTGATGTCATCCTCGATGTCAGCGATAATCTGAGCTGTGGCACGACGGCTGTCCAAAGGATTCCGCACATTCGTCCAACTCATGTGTAAAGACTCCAACACAGCGTCTAACTCGCTACGCACCAACGGGCATTCGGCCAGGGTGCGTACAGTTGGCGCGTAGGCCACTCGGCCTAGCTGCTTGTACAGCAGGCTGTCCTGCCGTCTAAACTCCAACGATACTTGGTGGGCCAAACTGGCCATGACCTCGCGCTGCGTTGCCTCCGACAGCGGCTGGGCGGCTCGCGTGCCTACTTGCATGGTCACCGGCCCCCCTTCTGATCGCGCCGGCGGATTTCCGCTGCCGCGTAGCTGATCTCGTCAGAGTAGTAGCCTGCCTTCGGCCCGTCTGGGTTGGCAGCACGCGCCTCGCTGGCATCCTTCATAATAAACAGCAACTCAGCGCGGGACTTGCTGCGTAGCAACGCAGGGTACTCAGCGTGGTTGATTTCGATATTCCGTTGCATCACTTGACCTCCGAGCCGAAAGCAGCTTTGTTGAATTTGAAAACCGCATCCATGAGGTTGCGTAGTTCTGTGGCGCGAGCGTAATCACCCATGGTCGTGTCGCTGACATAATGTGACTGGGCGAGCGTCTCAAAAGCTTCCAAAAGCGGCCCATACGCGATGATGCCCACAAGCACATAGCCGTCCGACTTGCGGCACTTCACGCGCACCTCTGCAAATTCCGTTGTGCGCTTGCACGGCTTGATTTCGTACTTGATCTTGAACATTGCGATTTCCTTTGTGTGTGTGATCAGTTGTTGTTGCCTTGAACCGCCACAATCGAATGGGCGGCAGCATCTGCCATCAAGCTCAAATCGTCCTCGGCGCAGTACGGCACCACGGGCGTTACATACCCTTCCTCCGTGAACATCGGGCCGGTGCGTACATACACGCGGTCGTCCTCATTACCAACGAATTGGAATTGCTGGCCGATCTCGACCTCGGACAGGTAGATCTCGTTGACCTCCAAGCATTCCCCCGGCATCAGCACGAACAGGTCGCTGCGCTGGTAGCCTTCGGCGCAGGCACGGTTGCCTTCGCGCTGCAAGGCATAGGGGAGGCGATTAATGTCGGTGCTGTAAGTCACCACGCGGTTGCTGCCATCGCCGTTGAACACGATGCGGTACGACTTGCAGGGCTGGCCGAGGTTCAGGGTGATCTTCCGCATATTGGCATCCACGGGGTAGGTCTTGGTCTTCATGGCTGTTGCTTTCGTTGCTGTTGCTGTCGCTTGCAGCCACCCCATCGGTGACCGCGATGTAATGGTTATCGCCTACATTCAAACAGGAGTCAAAACAAATCTTGGGGAAATTTCGCAAATGCTGCTAGGATTTGTGTTTACGACGAAAACGCTGCTAGGATTTCTGCGCTCTTTTGAGCCTGCCCCTGCCTCCGCCCCCCCCCTGCGCCCTCGCCCCCTCGCCCCTGCCCCTCCGCGCAGGCAGGCACGCGCCCCCCTGGCCACTCGCCCTGCTCGCCAACCTCGCGAAATTTCCGCACCACACTTGCTCGAGTGCTTCCGCCACCGTGTCCAGAATATTTGACAGCCTCGACAATGCGACAATCTAGACTGAAACGGCTGGCAAGTTATCGCACACTAATCCATACGCTCTAATGCGTAGGAATAATTCCTAGGCAATTATCACCTTAGAATTAGCACTAGTGCGTATATCTAAGTAGGTGATAATTCCGATATAATGGGCACACGACAGCACCACCGGCAATCGTGCCGACGCTGTCAGGGTGGCAACAATGGCAAGCTTGGAAGTAATGCGCGGCAATGCGCTGGCAATGGTCGACAATGTAAACCCGGCCGATATGGGCAAATCGTGCCTGTGGTCGGTATCTACTAAGACCCAGAAATCCGTGAAGCTTGGTCTAGCCGATATTAGCCTAGTGCTGTACTTGAAGCCGGGCGTATTCTGTCCGAAAGCTACGGAAGCTTGCCTAGCGGGGTGTTTAGGGGACACTAGTGGCCATTTGGCAATGCCCAACGGAAACGCTCAAAGGGCAATGCTACGCCGCTCCAAATGGTACTTGGAAGACCGGCAAGCTTTCCAAGATGCGCTAATCGCAGAAGCTTGCGATATTGTCCGATCGTGGAAGCGGTCGAACAGTCGAACACCCAAAGTACTAGTGCGTTTAAACGGCACATCGGATCTACCTTGGGACAGCACGCGACTAGACTTGCGCCGTGCATTGTCCGGCGATGCCGATTTGCGTTTCTATGAGTACACTAAGAAATGGGAACAGCATCGTAGGTTTACTTTGGACGCTGTGGAGAAAGAACACGCCGCGCGTTTCGCATGCGTTCATGTGCTGTCGCGCCATGAGAACACTAAGGAATGGGAAATCCTAGACGCTTGCCAGCGCGGCTATACGGTGGCTGTGGTGTTTAGTACCAAGGCCGGACAGCCATTGCCCACAACCTACCTTGGATTGCCGGTGGTAGACGGCGACTTGCACGACGATAGAACGGTGGACCCTGTGGGTTGCATCGTAGGCCTACGTGCTAAGGGTGCAATGCGCAAGGGCAACGCTATGGTGGTGCAAGTATGACAGGTGGCCTACTAGTGGCGGCCCTGGCAGGCTATGCACTACTTGCCAGTCTACTAGCGTACTACTTGGAGCTACGGAAGCGGGACTAGGTTAGTGCAATGTGGGGCGTGGTGGCAGGTGTCAAGTACTCTTGACGCTTGCCCCACCCCGGTTTCGCAAACCGATCCGCTCTCGAGCCTCCGATCTCCGAAGCGATATATATAATACCCCCACTCCCTCTCTCTCCCGCTCACCCTAGGGTAGGGGGTTTAGCAAACCGTTCGCTGAAATAAAGTGTATGTATCTAAAAATTAGGCCCATATAGATAATTTTGATATAAAAAGGCCAAGCTGTACGCTAAAAGGGCATTTGTATGATCAGAAAAGCGGGTGAGGTGTTGTTTAGTGGTTTTTACCTCGTAGTGGCGGGGGTTTTGGTGTTATGTTTTGTGTTTGGGTTGCCATTTTTGTGGTATGGGAGGGGTAAATGAGCGAGTTACCGACATGGGGTAGGCCGAAGGGGAGCAGTATTTTGGCTCCGTTGTTGCGGATTTTGAGTGAGGACAGGAATGAGCATGGCGAGGGGCGTTTAGCTCAGTTGATTGCGCAGACGATTGTGGAGCGTGCTGTGCGAGGTGACGACATTTCGGGGTTGTTGAAGTTGGTGGAGCGGATTGACGGGGCGGTGATTAAGCGGATGGAGCATTCGATCCAAGCGGACAGGACGATTGTGATCCACCCGGCGGAGTTTTCGGTGATCCCAGAGCTTCCTGGCGGGCCTGTGGTGCAACTGGAGAGTGCGGCTGACTTCGTAGCCTCGTACAACCGTGAGGAGCGCGTAGCGGAGGTTGTACAGCGTTCTGTGGATGTGCTGATGCCGAGCTTGGAGACGGCACCGGGGGAGGATGTGATCTCAGCTAAACACGGGATGGTGGTGAACCACCCTGAGCATGGGGTGCTGGATGCCGCGTCGCTAGACTGAGAGATTTACTTCCCACTTTTGGTGTGGCTGTATGGGGTAGGTGGGAGATCTACTTCCCAAAATGATTTTTTTTGTGATTTTGCCTCTTGACAGCCTTGTGCGAACTGGCCCAGAATGCGGGGGTTCTTTTTTTGAGGGGTTTTTTCTTCTTTTTTCAGTTTAGCTTTGGCTGTCCGCAGGTGGTGCGAGTGACGAGGCAAGCAAGTGAGACGAGGATGATGGCTGACAAGGAAGACAAACAAGCCGGACTTGAATAGAGTAAGGGCCGGTTGCGAGTGAAGTAGAAAAAAGACACGAGCTAGAAGCCAAACACACAAAATGAGCCAACTAATTTTGCCCACCCCGATTGTTTTGGCTGGTTCCAGCTACGACGTGAATGGTGGAACTGGTGCTTTGATCTATTCTGCTTACGAAACGACAAGTGCAACTGGGGTGTTGACTTGCGCAACCGCTAAATTGCCGGCGTTTTCGGTAATTAACGACGCTGCGTTGGAGTTTAACGCTGTGCTGCGTATTGCAAGTGGTTCTGACAGCACGATTACGGCAGCGGTTACGGTTTCGGACATGGACGGGACAACGAACGCCGTGTCGATTACAAGCCCTAGCCACACCGCAGACTCGCTTGCTGCGGATCGCATTGTGGAAGTGTCAATGAAGGTGTTTATGACTAGGGGCAAGAACGGAGATGGCGACTCTATTTTCCCGATGGCAACGGGAGTTATCTCGTGCTACGCAGTAAACGGCGCAGAAACGACTGCCAACCGCACTAGTTTTGCTAACTGGCTCACGGCAAGCGCAATGGCGCGGTTCCATTTGGATCAGCGCGTTGTTTTGAAGGTTACTCGCTCTGCGGGAACTAGCTTGATGCAACTGCGTCATGGCCGAATCACCGGTTACAACCTAAACACGACCAACGCTATCTGAGGATTAACAAATGGCCGCTTTAACCCCGACTGCCAACTACATCGACCTGCCTTACGGGCCGGAATTTCACCAGCGTTTTGACGTGTACCGTCACCCGGTGCGCGATCCTGGCGGTAACCCGTGCATTATTGTGCGTCACCCTGGTGGCTGGGCTACAGGTGACAAACGAGCCGTGTCTAAAAACAATCAAGACCAAAGCAACAACATTGCAACGTTGTGCTTAAGCCGCATCGCGCCTAGCGATCCGCATTTTGACGTAATCAGCATTGAAACGCGCCAAACGGTGTGGGATACGCCGACTGCGGCAGCAACATTCGGATATAACGAGCCGATTACGCGGCCTGCGTTCTTTCCTGAATCGTTTAACGACATGAAATTGGCAATTGTGTCAATTAAGGCGCGTGCGTCAACTTTGGGCATTGACCCCAACAAGATTATTTTGGTTGGCCTTAGTGCTGGAGCCACGATGGCTTGGTGGAGTCAATTGACGGCCCCTCTAAGCAATACGAACAAAACCACCTTGGACACATACGGTACTGACTACAGCTTTGCCGGTGGTGTAGACAGCCGCGTTCTTGGAGTTGTTGCCATTGCTACCCCGATTGATTTCCGCAAGGATGGGGCAGGTACAGAGCAATACAACACGTCTGGATTCCAATTCCAGCAAGTGTTTGGCCGAATGGCTGCTGCGCAAGCGACCAACATTCCGGCAAATGTGCGAGCCGCTGCTAGCATTTTAGCTTATTACGAAACCAAGCAAACAGAGTGGGCCGTGCCGACTATGTGCGTCATGGGCAACACTCCGTCCATGATTAGCGGCGTGTCTTATACCGCCTCTACCGGTGTTTTGTCTAAAACCGGCGCATTCTCGTCGTTTGTTGCTGGCGACAAAGTGCGTATTTATTCGCACACAGAGTCGTTTTCTAACTCAGGTGCAAACTTTCCAATCGGCGTTGTTGAAAAAGTTGCTGTTGGCGGCGTGTACACGTTGTCTGGCGTTGGAGCAAACAGCATTACGCTAACTACGCCTTTGTCTGCTCCGAGTGTTGCTGTTACTGGCGCGTCTTCCAGCGGGGCTGGATATGTGCTTACTAGCGCAACTTTGTCAAGCTATGTCTGGCGTGAAGGTGATGTCGTTTGGATTACGGCTGGCACTAACGCCATGCTAAGTCCTGACACGGCGGGCCAGGGTGCTGGTGCTTATCATGTCGTTCGCAAAGTAGACAGCACAAGTATTGAGCTTGCGACTTGTATGCAACGCGGTTCAACTACTGCAACTAGCATCAACTTTGTGATTTACCCTCGTCAATGGGCCGGTGACATGACCAACATTATTGTTGAGCGTGTTGCTGCTAAACCGTACACCGATCCGCACGACGTTCAACAGTACGCTGCCCTACAAACTGCATTGCAAATGACCAACATGAACCACATGGTGGCATTTGACACGTTTGATGCTAGCTGGACGAATGCAAACACCGAGCGCGTGTTTACTTGGATGTCTAACGCTTTAAGTGGACGCCAAAACTCAGTAAGCCTAACCTTGGCCGGAAGTTCTGTTCAGTAACAAACTATGGCTGACAAAATCCCGCTAAAGCTGACGACTGGCCCGAACGAGATCCGAGAGTTTGTGGCTGGTGACACGGTAGGTACGGCGCATTTGCCGAGTACCGTGGTGTACACCTCTGGTGCGCAGACTTTGGTGGATAAGACGCTAGACCCGACTACGGTAGCGTCGCGGCTGTTGGCTGTAGGTGCTACGCCTGCGCGGGTGCTTGACCTTGCTTCTACGGGCACGACTTCGGATTACGATGCAGTCAAGCTGACTACGCAGGCGGCTGGAAACGGTGCAATTGTTAGTGCGGTTAGCAGCGCAACTGACGCTGACTTGCGTGTACAAGCTAAAGGCAGCGGCAATGTATATGTTCAAGGCAACGGCATTGCGGTTGGCACTACCGGCACGCAAACACTTGACAATAAAACGCTGACTACGCCGACAATTAGTTCAACTGGCTTTACAAATGCGCAACACGCGCATCTTGGAGCTACTTCTGGCGGTGCTTTAGACGCGACGGCTATTGCAACCGGATCGTTTAGCCAAGACCGTATTGCTGATCTAGCAAATCGTCAAGGTTTTTTGGGATTTGGCATTAGCAGTCGCGTTTTAAAAAGCAATGCAACTGCCGCTGGATCTAATGGAACTGCTGCTTGGGCGGAGCGAGCAAGGGTTGTTCAAGTAGATTGCCCTGCACCAGCGGATACTGCTGGGTACAAGTTGACATCTGCAACTGTGCCTGTGTTGCCAGTAAATAGCACCACGCAGCCATTTGCTAATTTTACTATTCCAACTACAACAACTAGCAATTTTGCTTTTAACACGCTGCCAGACTGCGCAAAAGTTAAGGATCCAAGCGGAACATCTACAGGCGCATTAAACGGCAAAGTTGTTCGTTTTACTTTAATTGGCGGTGCAAAATGTAATGCCGTTGCTAGAAATTTAAATATTCAATTTTATCTTGATAGTGCTAGTGGGCCTGCGTTGCTGATGCAGAACATTCAATCAGCAAGCACTTTAACAATTGGCACAATTTACGAGTTTGTTGTGAAAGGCACACTTGTGTTTTTTGGTGACGGCGCAACAAACAGCGGTTATTACGGCGCACTAGAACTTGCGCAACTGCGTGACTTTGGCGGTGCAGGTATTGCCATGGGCAACTATTTGGCTGCTGGATTCTTTTCGCCTTCAACAATTAACACGACTAACGCAGACGCATCTAAAAAGATTCGCGTTGAAATGGGATTTAGCAACGCAACTGCTGCTGCTGTTAACGAGTACATCACTTTGCACGCCGCCATTTGGGAGGTACTTAACTAGTGCCTTTTACACGCTTTCGCGTGCGCACTAGCGGTGGGTCGATGGTCAACATCGCGCCCAATGTCAACAATCGTCTAAATGTTCGCGATGTAGGTGGTACTAACCGCGAGATTACTAACTCGCCTGATGCCGCGCCGCCTACGGGCGAAGTGCCGGTTGTGGGCGTATCTGGCACGGTGACTATTCCGTGGTGGTATGTCACGCAAGTAGAGCCTGTGCCGCTTGCTGCTGTGCCTGTTGTAACAATTACCTCGCCTGCCGCACCAATTTCTGTAGACACAGGCGATGTCGTAACGCTAGAAGCAAGTTGCACGCTAGATGGTAATCCTGCGTCTGCCGCAACTGTTGTGTGGACTAGCAGTCTTACTGGTGATTTGTTTACTGGCGCAGGGGCAACGCTGACAGATTTGGCTGTAGGTGTACACACAATTACGGCAACATTTAGCAACCCGCCGAACACCTCAACTGACACCGTAACAGTAACGGTAACCAATGTTGCTACGCCACCTACGGTGACAATTTTGTCGCCTGAAACGGGAACATCATATCCCGCAGGTTCTGCTGTTAAGTTTAACGCTACGGCAGTTGACACGGTTGATGGCGATTTGACCAGCAGCATCAAGTGGTATAGCAATACCACTACCGGCGTGCTGTATGAGGGTCAGACCTTTGTGCTTAATGGTTTGTTACCAGGCACGCACACGATTCGCGCTACTTGCCGCGATACAGACTCGCCGCCTAACGAGGGCGAAGATTCTGTAACGCTGTACATCATTAGCGATGCGCCGGATGTAACTGAGTTGCCGTTTAAAGGTCAAATTCTTGTCGGTCGCCAAGTCTACGGCAGCGGAGTTGTGCAATGATCGTCGCAACGCAAAATCAAAACGAAGATATTTTTACGCTTGCTCGCGTTGTTAACCCGCAGCAACAGCCTATTGTTATGGGCGACATTGCTAGCATCCAACTCAAGGTATATGACCTGTCCACGCAGTCAACCACCGCAGTCTATACCGTAGCCGCGCTGCCGATTGGACAGGTCATTTCAAATTCGCTGCAAACTACATACGGTTGGTCGCAGGACGCACTTGGTTGGAACTTTAAGCACCGACTTGAAGTAACTGCCTTAGGCCTAGGTATTTCATTAATTGGTGGACATACCTATCGCTTGGAGTTCAAATTGGCATCGCAGGGTGCGCAAGACTGGACATTCTTATATGTGAACAAGGTGGTAACCATCTTGCCGCAGCTATCGTGATCGAAGAAGCACAAATCCCCGTAAAAAAGGAGCAGTTTCACGCCTACGGTGAGGGCGCGAATCAGCTTTTTGGATGGCTAAACGGCAGCGTCAAGCCGCCGATGGAAGCCATTTACGAGGGTGTGGCAGGCTGTGGCAAGTCGCGCTTGATGGGTGAGTGGATCAAGGCGATGTGCAACACCTATCCGCAATGCAAGATTCTCGTGTTGCGCGAAACCCGCGTGTCGCTGAACGAATCGTTCTTAGACATCTGGGAAAACGAAGTTCTTGGCGTTGACCATCCGGCTATCGTCGGTGGTCCTTCGCGAGAGCATCGGCAGTCGTATAAGCATCCTCAGTTGGGCGGGGAGGTGATCCTAGGCGGCTTCGACAACCCCACGAAGCTGTTCTCGACGCAATACAATGTGATCTTCTTCAACGAGTGTCAGGAAACGACGCTTGCTAAGTGGGAGTCACTACACCGCGCTTTGCGCCGTTCGGGAACGCCGTTCCGCGTGCTTATTGGCGACTGTAACCCAGAAGACGAGTACCATTGGGCTAACCAGCGTTGCTTGCAGGGCAAGGCTCGCCGCATCGTCGGACGCTTCTGGGACAACCCTAAGTGGTACAAGCACGATACAAAGTCGTGGACAACTGACGGCGCAGAGTACCTTGGCCGTCTCAAAAACAGCTTGTCCGGCGTGCGCTTGCAGCGTCTGTACTACGGTAAGTGGGTCAGCGCAGAAGGCCAAGTGTGGGAAAACTACGAGCCGCATCACCATGTGATCGACGGCCAAGTAGAAAAGCAAAACGGGGAGTGGTTCCTCGTGTCGCCCAACCTCGACAAGCCAGTCCACATCAAGTGGTTCCTTGGCGCACAGGATATTGGATTTGATGCCCCAGGTGTCTTCCAATGCTGGGGCGTGGACTCCGAGAACCGGATGTACCGCTTAGTCGAGATCTACAAGCGTCATTGGGATCACGACCAATGGGCTAAGGCTATCGTCGAGGTCAACCAAGAGTTTGAGATGGCCGCTATCGTGACTGACCACGATCCGGCGTTCATCTCTAACCTCAACCGTTGGCTGGATCGTCACGGCATGGCGCGTATCGTGCGCCAATGGGATAAGCATCGCGGCCCTGGCGGCGAGAAGGCAGGCATCGACCAAGTGCGCGTGCGCTTCAAGCGGCGCGGGGATGGCACTTTTGGCTTGTACCTGCTGCGCAACGCGACGAAATACAAGGACACGCGGCTAGAAAGCGAAGGTAAGCCGTGGTGTACTGAAATGGAAATTCCGGCGTATGTGTATCCGCTTGTCGAGGACGGCAAGCTGAACCGCGACACGCCCGACCCCGGCTGTATTGACCACGGCTGTGACGCTATGCGCGGGGCGTGTACCTTCTCGTGGGAGCGCGACCTTGGCAAAGAGGTCGAGTACAAGCCGAAGTACGAAGGTGGATCCTTAGGACAACTGCTAGATCACGAAAAATGGGAAATGAGCAATGCTTAAGGTAACTGCACAAAATCTGTACGACGAAGTGCAGGCCGCGCAACGCTATTGCGAGAAGCACCGCGAGTGGTTTGGCCGTCAAGTCCAACGCTACGCCTCGCCGTTCTACGGTCGCTTCTCTGGCAAAGAGGAGTACTTCCCCGAGAACTACTACTACTCGTATGTAGCGCACACGGTAGCGCGTCTGACGGCCATTGAGCCGAAGATCCGCCTGTCCACGGCGCGTGACCAAGCGCGTGTGCAGGCACTTGAGGACGCAGGCAACCGCTGGATTCTAGACACCAACTACCAGCGCGAGCGCGAGAAGCTCGGCACGGACTTCTGTTTTGCTTGGGCCGTCGCGGTTGTGCATCAGTCGCCGCGTACTGGCTTTGAGCAGGCCGAAGACCCTGTTATGACCCCGAAGGCCGTGCGTTTGTCGCCGCGCCGTTTCGGTTGGGATCCCATTGCGCTGTCCATCGAAGAAGCGCGGTACATGTTCCATGTCATGATTCGCGACAAGGACGACCTCCTTGAGGACGCGAAGGACAAGGACACCGGTTGGATCACAGAGAACATCTCGCAGATTCCGACCGACATCGACGCTAAAGGTGTTCGCAACAAGTACGAACATGGCGAAACGCCGTCGCGCAACGAGATCATCTACTTTGAGATCTGGGTTCCCGAGTACAACCTCCCCGAGGACGACAAGTTCTGGGAAGGAATGTCAAAGGAAGAGAAGACGCGCTACCACGGCACGATCTTCACCGTTGCGTGGGCCAGTGAGGACGGCAAAGGCCAAGCTACTTTCCTTCGCGATCCTCGTCCGTTCTATGGACCGCGTTGGGGGCCGTATGTTGTTGGCGGTCAGTACACCGTACCGGATGAGTCTGCGCCGCTATCTGCGCTCACGGCGAACGAAGGCCAGATCCAAGAGCTAAACAACCAAGCTCGCGCTAACAACAACGCTGCGCAACGCCGCAAGACGCTTGCGCTCGTAGACGGCCTCAAGCCCTCGATGATCAACAAGCTGGCTAATGCGCCGGATGGTGACATCGTTGCAGTTAGCGGCATCGAGAAAAACAAAGTCATCGAGATCGAGGTTGGCGGCGCATCCCAAGACGCGCAGATGCGCGAGTTTGAGTTGCGTGGTCGCGTAGACCGCAACCTTGCTATGGGTGACGCTGTGCGCGGCCAAGTGAGTGGCGCGGGCACGGCTACTGAGAACGCCATTGCTGCACAGGCAAGCAGCGCACTCACCGGCTTCGTGGACATGAAGTTCATGGAGTTTGAGAAGCGTCTGTTCCGCAGCGTGCTGTGGTACTTCGACCAAGACGAGCGCAGCGTGCTGCCGCTTGGTCGCGAATACGGCGTGTTTGTCGGCGGTCAGTCGCCGGAACAAATGGCCGAGGGCGTGCGCCGCGCTGTGAAGGCTGGCTATATGCCGCGTGAGCAGGGCGATGCGATGATCCAGATGCTAGGTCAGCTTACCGACACCGACGAAGAAGGTTCGGGCATGAGCTTCGACGACCTAGAGATTCACATCGACGCTGTGCGTAATGACGGCAGCGAAGTGCAGAAGATGATTGCGGCAAGCAACGCTGTTATGCAGATGCTGCCCGCCGTTATGGCGATCCCCTTCTGGGATTGGAAGTCGTGGTTCAAGCGTTGGGGCGAAGCCTTCAACATGCCTGACCTCGACCAGTATCTGAACCTAGAAGCTGCCGCCGAGATGGCGCAGATGAACATGGAGTTGTCAATGATGTCTGGCGGTGCAGCCGGACAGCAGGGTGGCCGACCTGGCGGTGGTCAGCCGGAACCCGTTCGTAATGCACCGAAGCTGGCACAAAACCAAGGCTTCGGGAAAGCAGTTGGCGCGGGTGTAAACCCGACTAAGTCTAAAACCCAAGGTAAACCAAGCGGCGGTTCGTAATGGCTCAATACGAATTCCAAGCTGACGATGGTGAGATCATCACGCGGGAGTACCCGATGACGAAAGCACCAAAGATCGGCAAGTTGATTAAACAAGGTGGCAAAAGCTACCGGCGCATCATCTCCTCTAACCTGCCCGAAGCTCGCATCTTCGAGCCTCACTTTGTCTCGCACTCGTTGCCGCGCTGGCATCCAGACGCGCCGCACCACGAACCTGGGACGGGCAAGCCTGCATTCCGCAGCATGAGAGAGATCCGCGAATTTACAGCTAAAACGGGGTACAAGTATGAATACGGAAACTGAAGTTAAACAACAACCGACCGCCCCGATGGCGGGTCTGAAGTCACCCGTGGATCCGAGCGCAGAAGCGCACGCCCGCGAGGTCTACGACTCCCTTGCTACCAAAATGCAGGAGCAAGAGTCGTTGAAGGAAGCTGCGCTGGCTAAGACCAAGGAAGCAGCGACCAAAAAAGAGCAATCTTCAGCGCAAACGCGCAACGAAGATGGCAAGTTCGTCAAGAGCAAGCAGGCTGAGGAACCGAAGGAAACGACGGCCAAAGCCGAAGCTGCTGAAAGTAGTGAATCCGATGACGATAGGGAGCCGGAAGTCGATGGCACAGACGCGAAGGCGCAAGAACGCGCCCTTACCGCCCTGCGCCGCGCCAAGGTTCCTAAGGACATTCTGGAGGGTTTGCCCGACGAGGTCAAACTCAAGTGGGGTCGCCAACTTGCCAAAGTGCAAAGCGAAACCGACAGAATGGCTCAGGAATTCGCCGCCCTAAAGAAGGGTAGTTCCGAGAAGCAAGTCGAGCCGAAACAGGATAACCAACGCACGGACTCTGAGCGGGCCACTAAGCAGGCAAAAGCAGCAGAGCAACCCGAGCAGGCTTACATCCGTCAGGCCGCAAAGCAACTCGCTGACACCTTCATGCTAGGCGACGAAGCTGAAGAAGCGTTTGCATCTGCGCTGCAAAGTGCCACCAAACCTTTGTCTGAACGCTATCAGCAAATGGAACAACAAGTCCAAATTGCTGCTGGTCTGTCCACGCAAATGTTGTTGGCAAACGCACGCACGCAGCTTGCCGCTGATTATCCCGAGCTTCGCGAAAAGGAAACATTTGGGAATGTGATTGCCACCATGCAACGCATGGCTGAAAGCGGCGCATACGCAGACATTGACGACCTCCAAGAACGGACAGAGTCAGCTATGCGTGATGCCGCTCAAGTTGTGTTGCGCGATGCAATCCAGAACCGAGTGAAAGCGCAAAGAATCCAAACAGACCAGAAGCGTAACGCAGGCCAAGCATCAGTTCCCAAGAGGAGCGGGTCTACCGAAATTAACGGTATGTCCCGTGATCGCGCTATCTTCCACCTCATGTCCAACGAAGGACTGAATGGTGCTGAGGCCCGTCGTCGCGTCGATGGTTACTAACAAAAACAAGGACTGAAAAATGCCTGCTATTGTCTCCTTTGCTGACTGGGCAGAGGCAACTGGCCCGTTGCTCCTCACGGGGCCGGAAAAGTTTGTCAACGCCGCTCAACTCCAAAACTACTCGTGGGCGCGCTTCGTGCGCGGCAAGGATTACTCGGAAGTTGTCCAAGGCGGCTCCGAAATCCGTGACGAACTGATGTTCGACGAAGCTAACACCTTCTCGATGTATCAGCCCAACGACCCCCAAACGCCGACGATGCCCCAAGTGCTCACGCGCTGGTCGTCGCCCTGGCGTTTTGCCGTTGACAGCTATAGCTGGACGGAAGAAGAAGAAGCGTTGAACGCTGGTTCGTCGTACACCGACGACTCGCGCTTCATGCAATACAAATCGCTCCTCACCAAGCTGGAAATGCGCGTGCAGACCTCGATCTGCAACGGCATGGAAACGAAGTGGTGGGCGGTTCCGAACGCTTCGACGATGGAAGCCGCTGCTGGCAAGGAGCCTTACAGCATTCCGGCGTTCATTAACGAAGCGGCCAACGGTTTGTTTAACGATGTCGGCGGCACAGGCGCGTTTACCACCGTTGAAACCATCAGCCCGACCGCTGCTGGCAAGACCAAGTGGCGTAACCGTGTGATTGGCTACGACAGCCCCGCTGTCAAGCCGACTGCCGGTGCGCGAAATGTCATCAACGCAATGGACGATGCGTTCTTGCAGTTGAACTTCCGCCCGCCCGCTGGTAAGGAAGCGTACTTCGAGCCGAACACTTGGAACAGCATCGCCGCGTTCACCACGAAGAAGGGTCTTCTCGTGATGACCGACCTGCTGCGCCAAGGTCAGGACTGGTACACCAACCGCACCAGCCCCGACTCGGCTTTCAACGGCCCGATGTACGCCGGTATGGAACTGGTGTATGTCCCGCAATTGGATGCCGCGCCGCTGTACACGACTGGTTCGGCTTTGGTGTCCGAAGGTGATACTAACGCCTCTGGTCGCGGCCCGCGCTACTACTTGCTCAACGCCAAGTACCTCAAGACGGTTTTCCACAAGGACAAGTACTTTGTGCGCAAGCCGCCGATGTCGCCGTTCAACCAGCCGTTTACGAAGACTGTTTACATCAACAGCTACTTCAACAATGTCTGCACGGCACGCCACACCCACGCGATCATCACGCCGGGTACTGTTGCGGGAACCTTCCCGTCCACCACTTTGTCCCCGGCTCAGGTCTACTCGGCCTACTGATCGAAAGGAAAAATCAACTATGTTGTTTTCGCAAACTACTCAATTTCCTCAAATTGGTTTGCCGACTGGAGCTAGCACAGAGCTTCCGGGGGCAATGCCAATTTCCGTAGGAATGTGGGATGACTTTTTTGAAGGAGTTCCGACTGGCGTTAGTACGACGGTTTTGCCGTATGACTTGACCGCCACGGGAACTGCCGTTGCTGCTGGTAGTTATGTTGCAAGCACCGGTGATACCAACGGTGTGTACAGCCTTACATCTGGGGCTGCTGCAAGCGACGAAATGTTGGTTCGCTGTCGCGGAATTCAACATTTGCTGCCTGGCAAGCCGTTGTCGTGCTTTGCTCGCGTTCGCAGCGCGGGTTCAACGGCAACGCATTATGCTGTATGGGGGCTTTGGTCTAACGGAACTACGGCAGTTTCCATCACGCAGGCGCAAGGTATTGGTTTCCGTTTTTATAACGGTTTTATCCAAATTGGCGCACGCAATGATGCTACTACAGTTGCGTGGGCTAATGTCGCACCTATGACGGCTGCAACTTTTTATGCTTTGGGCATTATTACTGATGGTATTAAGCATCAGTTTTATGTTGACAGCGTAAAAGTTGGTGAAATTACCTTGGATTGCCTTAAAACATCAGGTGCTTCAAGTAGCGGCGTTTATGCAATGGGTTTGGGTTGTGGAACAAGCACAACTGTCCTTTCTAAATGCGCCGTTGACTATTGGGGCATGGCAACCGTTCGCTGAGTAACTAACTCGTCGGGGGAGGCGGCGCGACCGTCTCCCCCACACCCCACCGCACACCATGACGCTAACCGCCGCCCGCTGCGTAGATCACATCCGCCACACGCTAGGCAACGCCTTGCCTTCGCAGACGATTGACCCCATGACGGTCATCAATCAAGCGGGCCAATTCCTCTGCACCATGCACGAGTGGAAGTGGCTAGAGCGTCAATCCGCGTATATCGGCTTTACAAGCGGCCAGTCGTATTCGACCTGCCCGTCCGACCTGCGCGATGTTATTTCCATCCAGTTCACGCAGGGACTCGTTAATCGCGTCCGCATCACCTCCATTAACGAGATCTCGCGGCTGCGCTCCCACAATATCGGAGTGGGCCTCGCCATGACTTGGGTTGCGCTTGTGAGCCGAGCTAATCCGACAGGCGGTGCGCCCATTCCGATTCTTGAGCTTTACCCCACGCCGGTAAGCACCGACAACCAAGCCCTAACCATCTACTACCGCTCTGGCTGGACTCCTCCGCTCAACCTAGACGAGTCCTCGCAAATCAACATCCCCGAATACCTTGAGCCGCTGTACATCCAGATCCTCCGCGCCTTCGCCCGAGGCTACGAGGAAGAAGATCAGGCATCGCTCGACACGCGATTGCAGGCTTTGTACACCGGCGTGCTGTTCCTTACTTGCGCAGAGCGCGATGGTATGATCCAACACCAATACGGGCCTCCGCTGCAAACTGGTCTGAGTGCCGTGGGAACCTACCTCCCTGGCGTTCCGGCTTCTCCCTACACCGTTGGAAACCCCACACCCTGAAATCTGAGTCATGGCCGAAAACATCTACGAAAATCAACCGTGTAACTGGGTAACGCAAACAGTTGCCGCTACCGACGCATATCCCACAGATGGCATTGGCGGAAACACGGCGACTTATGCAAGCTCTGTTTTTAAAACAAGTTACCGCAATGCAATTCTTCAGACCGTAAAATTTACCGCAACAGCAACAGGAAATACTTGTTCAGTTCACCTAGCTAACGGTTTAGCTGTCTTTAGCTTTGCGGCTCCAAGTCAAGGGACTCATTCGTTTGACCTTGGTGGCGATGCAGGTGTATTTATGCCTGGCGGGTTTCACATTCGATTTGCAGGCGGGGGTGGTGTTACTTCAATGACAGCGTTCTACCGCCCGCAGTAACCCATGGCAAACTTTGAGCTACAGTTTCCGCTTGGTGGACTAAACGACAATGTCGCGCAGTCCAAGCAGCCCAGCGGAACTACAAACGAAGCAATCAATGTGCGGGGTCAAGACCCCATCACAGGACGCATTCGCGGCGCGCAACGAAGCGGTCTTACAAAGTTTACCGTGGAAACGATGGATGCGCGTATCAAGCGGTTTGAGAAGGTTGTGTACGACAACCGTCAACTGCGGTATGTGCCGTTGTCTGCGGCCAACCTAAAATTGATGTGGGATGAAACAAATGGCAGCAATCAACCAAGTACATATGCAGTTGTAGATAACAAAGAAAATGTTTATGTAATTGACTCAGGCCGTTCTGTTCAAAAATGGAACAAAAACGGTGTATTAATTTACACATTAACACCAGCAATTACAGATAACAATTTACATCTTAGAGGTTTAGCTGTAGACGGCTTTGGATATTTATGGGTTGCTACAGGTCATAAAAATCCGTTATCTTTGACAACGGCATCTTCTGCGCTTGCTAACACGCAAAGCCTTGGTAAATCTAAAATTTGGTGCTACAAAGAGACAGAAACTGGCACATCGCCTTCGCTTGAATATAGCTTTAGCCCTAATCTAACAATTGAACAATTAACTTTAAAAAATGGATTGCTGTACGCTTGCGCTAATGATCCGTTACTAGAAAACGGATATGGTGTTGCTTACAGCGACATTTATACGACTGGCCTAGAAGAGGCATATCGTCGTCAACTACCTTATCCAGCTTGCGATATTGATGTAAATGAAAACGGCAATGTAGCGTTTGCGTCACCACGCAGTTTAAAAAGATCGCAACGGGACTCGGATCTATATCCAGATTTTCGTAAGTCATTTGTTTCTTGGACTCCAGCAGAAATTCCTTCTGACAAATTGTGGTCATGGTACGATGCAGGCGATTATAGCTATTTAACTGAAAATTCTAGAATTGATGCTTGGTTAGACAAAAGCGGCAATGGCAGAGATTTAGCGCACACGCTCTTGGAAAACGGGCCGCAATTTAAAAAGACAGCCTTTGGTGGCAAGCCATGTTTTTATTTTGACGGTGCAGCGCAACTGTATACGCAGGGTAATCACCCAACTAGTGCTGCATCAACTTCTGCTTCTGCATCTGCGTACCCTAATTATGAAAATGCAAAATGGGCAATTCATATTGTTTTTAGACCTAAGGTTGCCACGGAAGACAATCCGATTGTCAACGGTATGTATTTGTTTGGCGTTGATACTACTAGTACCGAAAAACATGACATTAATGTTACTATTCACAAAGCTCAAGATTTAAGAGTAGCAAGCACAAACAATGTAAGCAGCGATAAAGTATGTGTTTTTGCTTCTCCAGATTGCTCACCATCGTGGGCATTTTTGGAGCAACTTCCAAACGGTTATATTCATTATCATACTGTAAATTATCAGCCGCAGCCGTCTTTAACGCAAAGCGGTGCGCGGACAAGCATGGTTGGCGCAGGTAAATATAGATTGCCTGCAATGGCTACACTTGATAGCAGCAACAAAGCATCTATTTTAACATTAATTTATTCAGGCAAAGACGAAACCGCACCTTGTTGCTTTAGATTTAACGGTAAGCCAATTGATCGTTGGGTAGGCATGAGCTTAACTGCCGACGCAGGTTTTTATTTGGGTCGGCCTAGCAACGCATCTGGGTTAAGTGTTCAATCAAGTACTTCAACAAATTGGTTCCAAGGAGAAATTGCAGAAATTATTACTGTACACAACATTGATCAAACTTATGTTCCTCCTTATCCGCGTACACTAGGCTTGGCATCAAAAACAAGCACGCATACTTTTAGTGTTAGCCAAATTAATGAAGGTTATCCGGCAATTACAATTTCCCCTACTGTATATCAAACTGCCTTCGATATTGGCAGTCCTTATACGGCATCAAATACTTTTGTTAGTGACGCTGCCGGATGGTTTGCGCTTCGTACTGGCAATGCACCTGACGCTGCGTTGCGTTTTCAACGCGGAGATGTAGCTCAATCGCCAAACGGCGTTATTGTTCCGCTTGTTTCGCAAGATACTGTAGTTAATCGGCAAAATCTAGCTAATTCATTTCCGGCAAACGGAGTGTTATTAGGCAATCTTACTAACATTGGAGTAAACACAGGCACTTGGACTGTAAATCCGGTTGCATTGTATAGTGCAGCGGCTCCGTATGTTTTTAACACCGATACCCTATGCGAAAAAATTGAAGGTTATTTAGCTTGGAAATATGGCATTCAACAGTTACTGCCTAGCGGTGCTTATGTTGCGCCTATTTTAGGCATGGAACAAACATATAACCCTGGTAACTTTGCGCACTCGTACAATTTTGCAAATGGCCCAGTCATCAGCGAAGACGCAACTAGTTCATATGTTTTAAGATTAGATAGCGTATCGCCATATACTGGTGTTTTAAATTCAATTGACGGCGAAACAAAATGGATTAGCACCGCTGGCGGCGTACAAACAAAATTCTATAAAAATAGTGTATTTGTTTTGGCGGATGTAACATCTTCAGGCCCACTTGCAAATAGACTTTCTTTGGAGCTAAACGGAGCTGGTAATCCAACACAACAATGGTCGTCAACTAGTAAAGTTGAGCGTTTAGCTCCAACTAATTTCGGCCAAAACGAATGTATGCCAAAATTGTCTTTGGATTCTTTTGGCAATGCTTACTATCCGTGGTACGCAGATTATAATGGCGATTATGTTGAACCTACATTGCCGTTAAAAAATGGATTTACTGTGTATGGGTATGAATCAACTGAATTTAATCCTACCATTACTTTAGTCCCAATTTTAAGCAAAGAAAGCGATTCTTTAGTAAATCAAGCTGCTCCAGAAAAAATTTCTCCGGCATATCGCATTGGCAACCAACCGACAGATGACTTTCCTGCAACGCCGGATCCGCTTGATGTAAACACTTACCCGCGTGCAGAAAATGTTTATTTGCTTAAAGACGCAGTTGGCGACGAAACAACTGTTGAGCGATACGAGTTGGTAGAAAGCGCAAATGCAATTAGTAATCCATCTCCTCGCGCACAAGTTTTAATTGCTATTAGCGGAGGCGCAGTAAAGAAAATTACTTCTGCTGGAGTGTCATCGCCAACAAATGTTGCAAGTTTGCAACCGCCTCAATTAGATGCAGGCGCACCGTACATCGACAGCGCAGTTTTGTTTGGTAAGATTTATCTTACTGACGGCTTGTCGTATCGCGTGTACGACCCGCGCAACGACATTGTGTCTGAGTGGCAAGCAACAGACGCAGGCACGCTTCCGAACCGCTGCAAGCTGTTAACCAATTGGCGTGGACGCGCCGTGCTAGCCCGTGGTGCGGATGACCCGCACAACTGGCACATGAGCGAGCAAGGCAATCCAAACGGCTGGGATACTTTCCCGCCGGTACAGACCGCTACGCAAGCTATCAGCGGCAACAACGCACGCGCTGGATTGTGCCCTGACTTGATTAACAGTCTGATCCCGTACAACGACGACTTGTTGCTGTTTGGCTGCGATTCGTCGCTGTGGATGATGCGCGGCGACCCGATGGCTGGCGGCGTGTTTGATCTCGTCAGCGATGTCACCGGCGTTGCGTTTGGCCGCTCGTGGGCCAAAGACCCCGAAGGCACGCTGTACTTCTTTGGTTCACGCGGCGGCGTGTACATGATGAAGCCAGGCGGCATCCCTGTGTCTATGACGCAACCGACTATTGAGCGGCGTTTGACCGAGGTCAACTTGTCGCAGTTCTATGTCGAGATGTTCTGGAACACATACGACGATGGTTTGCATTTGCTGCTGATGCCGTTTACCGACACAGCTACCCAAACCAAGCACTACTTTTGGGAGCGCAAGGCGGGCGCATGGTACGAGGACAAGTTCCATGTGACCAAGCAGCCGTCTGCCGCAGTTATCGTTGACGGCGATGCTGCTGACGACCGCTGTCTGCTTATTGGCACTTACGATGCCAGCGTAGTTAAGTGGGACAAAAACGCCACTAGCGACGACGGCCAGATTGTCGAAAGCAAAGTAGTCATCGGCCCTGTCGCGCCTGACGACAGCGAGTTTGATTCGCGCATCACTAACCTTGCCGCCGTCATGGCAAAGCAGGGTGCGGTCAACTACAAGCTGTACGCAAGCACAACGCCGGACGAGCGCGGTGAGCCTGTGGCAAGCGGTCAGTTTGTGCCTGGGCGCAACCCGATTCACCTCGTGCGTGCGCGAGGCGCATTCGTGTGGGTCGAGCTACAGCAAGCTAATGCGTTCACGCGGTGGTCGCTTGAGTCTATGCGGCTAGATGCGTTCCCCGCCGGAAGGAAGCGTAATGCCTGATCCGAAGCGTATTGGCCTATCTGGGCAAGCTCGCAATATCGACCCTCAGCGTCAGCGGCGCAACTCGCTGACCACGGACGAAACTGTAGCCGCGCCGATTACGCTGAACGAGCGTGGACAAATCACGCTTGGTCTTGCTGGAGCTTTTACGCTAGATAGCAATGGCAACCTTGTATTAAATATTGCGCCGCCGCTTACGGTTACCAACAACAGTCCGCTGACGCTGACGCTGCAAACGGACAGCACGCTTAAAACATCTAATGGAAAACTTGCTGCCAACATTCCTGTGGCTACTTCGGGCCGCGCAGGTCTTATGCCTGCGTTGGACGGTAGCACGACGAAATTCCTATCCGGCGATGGCGCGTATCGCGTTCCTGCGTACCCGCTGCCGCGTTTAGATGAATGCGCGCCCCCGACAGACACTACAAGTCTAGATAGCTCAACTACTGCCCATGGACTGCTTCCAAAGCTCTCTGGTGTCGCTACTGAAGCCCTACTTGGCGATGGTACTTGGGGCACGGTTAGTACCGATCTTGGCTACACGGCGGCTACCCGCGAACTTACGAGCAGCACGGGTACGGATGTAACGCTTCCTTTGTTTACGGATACGGATGCTGGCCTTACGCCTCTAAGCGGCGGCGGTACGACTAACTTCCTTCGCGCAGACGGCACATGGGCCGCGCCTGGCGGTGGCGGCGGTGGCGGTCTAAGCCAAGCCAACGCGCTAACCATTGCCTCGTTTGGGAGCTTCTGATGGCAATCACACTCGACGCAACGACCAAGTCTATTGACCTCACGACTAGCTCGACGGCTGACATCGACTATGCGGTGTCGTGGGTAGACGCGACGACTACGGTGTTTACCCCAGGCGATGGGCACGGCACGATCAACACGGCGACGACTACCGTTATCGTTGCTGCCCCTGCGGCCAGCACGCAGCGCGGCGTGAAGTCGATCTCGGTGTTCAACCGTCATGCGACCACGACCAACACCGTGACCGTGAAGAAGGATGTCAGCGGCACGGAGTACTGCCTGTTCAAGGCTACGCTTATGGCTGGCGAGTCGCTGCAATGGAACGACGGCAGCGAGTGGTGCGTGTACGACGCAACGGGCGACAAGAAGGTGAACAGCCCCGTCAATGTGGGCGTGACGGGTCGTGTGATCCCGATCAACAAGGTGGGCACGGCGACCGAGGGCACGGCGTACTGGTACTCGTTCGGCAAGGACGCAGGCTTCACAGGCGCGTGGTCACCCGGCACGCCGGGCCTGAACGGTCGAGCGACGGACGGCACAACCGCTGCGGACAACGGCGCATTGCAGTTGTGGACACCTACCGGCTCTCTGTACATCACCGAGACGGCAGCGACCACGACCACGCTCTGCACCATCATGCTGGCGGATGTTGTGTGGGTGAACACAGGCATCGTGGTGACAACGACCACGGCACAGGCCATCACTTCACCCACCTTCCCTGCTCGTGACCTGAACGGCAGCACGAACGGCGAGGGCTATGTCATCGGCCTGCTGACCACTACGGCCAATACGAACGCAGCAGCGATTAGCGGCAGCACGGTCAGCTACACCAACAGCGCAGGCACAGCAGGTCGCACAGCCACGCTCCTAGCCGTTGCAGGCGACCAGATCCCTCCTAGCCCTGTGCTAGGTACGGTGGTCTGGTTCCAGCTAGCGGCAGGCGACAAGGGCGTGCGCAGCATCCAGTCGATTACATTGGGCACGAGCTTGGTTGCTGGCGCGGTGTCGCTGATTGTGGCTCGACCCTTGACCTTGCTGTCATGCACGCAGGTCAATGTTGCTACGCCCAGTAAGTACAGCGACCCTGGCATCCGCATCTACACGGGGTCGGTCATCATCCCCTTCATCAAGAACACCAGCTCCTCGGCGGTCACGCTGACGGGCCATGTCGTGGTGACTGAGCGATGACCACCTATGACTTCGGTGACGGCAACGGCCCTGTACCGGCCCACCAGCACGCCAACGGCGGGGGCTGGATTGCTGACACCGTGGTCTACGACGACACCGTCTACATTGGCCCTGACGCGCTTGTGTACGGCAACGCATGGGTCGTTGACCGAGCTTGGGTTTACGGCAACAGCCATGTTTGCGGCAACGCATACATCTGTCACGAAGCGCAAGTGTTTGATCTAGCAGTCATCGAAGGAAACGCTAGAATCGACGGCGAGAGCCGCGTGTACGAATCAGCCATCGTTCGAGGGGACGCACAGCTTTACGGCTGCTCGTTTGTCCACGGAACGGCGGTAGTGGAAGGCAACGAAATCCTAAACGACGAGGAGCGATACTAATGGATCCGATTATTGGAGCAGGTTTAATTAGTGCTGGTGGCAGCATTTTGGGTGGTTTGCTTGGCAGCAGCAACGACCCTGCAAAAAAGCAAATGAAGAACATGATGAAGCTGTACGGCCAAGCCAAAAAGGATCAAGATTGGCTTTACGGCGCGGCTCGTCAGCAGCAAGCAATGGTGTTGCCCACGCTGCAAAAGGGTTTTGAAAAGGCCAATAAGTTTGCCGATATGTACGGCAAGTCGGCCAAGCAAGGCGCATACGATCAGTCCAAGCAAATGGGCAGCGCAATGCAGCAGTCCATGACCCAGCGCGGTTTGTACAACACGACTGCGTTTGATAACGCACAACGCGGCATTAGCAGCGACCTTAGCCGCACGCTGATGGGTATTGACGAGTCGGTTGCTGGTATGAAAGGGCAACTAGCACAAGCGCAGGCAGCAGCAGAAGCGGGCGCGTATGGCGCGATGTCGGGCTTCTACCAGAACTACGCAGGCGCGAACACGGCGTTGCTTGGCGCACAAGCTGGTGCAACTGCGAACATTCAGTTCCAAGATCCGAACGCATGGACGGCTGGCCTAGGTCAAATCGGCGGTGCGCTGTTGGGGTATGGAATGACATACGGAAAAGACAAAGCTAAGGCTGGCTAATAAATAAGTTTAGGAACACAACGCTATGGCACTAATCATTCGTCCTAACAGCGGCATCAACAATGCAATGGCTGGTATTGCTGCTGGCCTTAGCCAAGGTATGCAGCTAGGTTTTGAAAAGCGCAAAGTAGATCTTGCAGAGCAAGAAATGCAATTGCGCATGGCATTGGAAGAGGGAAGGAAACAAGTAGAACAGGATCGACTTACTCTTGCACAAAACGCAGACGCTCGAGCAGCAGGGCAGGAAAAGCGTGCAATTGATGAACATAACTATGAATTGGGTCAGCGCGATTTAGGAAGCAAGGTAGCCGCTGAACAAACCGCAATTGAGGGTATGGGCACACAGGTTACTCAAGCGCAACAAGGCGCATTAGGTCGGTATGCTGGAGAAGCTAAAACATACTCAACTTTGTCGGGCGCAGCCAAAGCAACGGGAGCATCAGTAAATACGCCGTTTGGCAAGATCCCTACTGTAGCTCAAACTTTTTCAAAGCTTTCTGAAGCGCAGTTGATTTTGGGGCCGCGATTGTCGCCCCAAGAGCAGGCTTTAGCGCAACAGTATGAAGATCGTTTAACTGCTGCTGAAAAGCTTGCGCAAGGCTTGTCTGGCGAACAGCAAACTAAGTTTAGAGAGTGGGCGCGAGGCCGTGCGTTGCAGGACTTGGATTCCTCAGGCCGGATGGCTTTTGCGTCAAGCGTTGCAGATCGCATGGCTGCTGGCGCATACACGCCTGAAGACAACTTTGGTCAACCAGTCAACGACCCGCAAATTGCTGCTAAGATTCAGCAACTTCTTGAGGCATCGCAAGATCCTCGAGCCGCGCTTGCCGATTTGCGCAAAATGGAGCAATCCATCCTTGACGGAGTGGCGCAGCAAAACATTAAGGCTGACAACTATCAATCGGCTGCGTTGCGTCTTGCGCAAACCCGTGAAATGGGTCGTCAGACCAACAACCCCAATGTGACGCAAGCAACCGTGTATGCGCAAAACTTGCTTAAGGCGGGAGTTGAAGGCAAGGAACTTGATACTGCAATGGACAATGCAGCAAAGGGGTTGGTTGCGCGAAAACTAACAGATGGGACTGAGTTTGTTGCGCCTGCCGTAGGCTTTGAAGAAGCGTTTAAAAACAGACAAATTGAAGTAGATACCTATAACAAAGCAAAGACGGACGCTATCGAAGCTCGTGCTGCGCTAGAATTGAGGGCCGCTGCGCCCAAGCTAAAGCTTCCGTCAGAATATGTGCAGATGGCTTCAAAAACATTTGAAAATTTAGATGACGCAAGTAAGGCACGCGCACTTGGTCGGCAAGAAGTTGTTGACGAGAACGGTCAAAAAACGTTGACACCTCCGACAATTACTCCACAAGATTTTATCAAAAACCTTGCACAGCAATATCGTGCAGACGACGAAGCGGCTATTGTGCAGCAACAGCAAGCGTTTGAAGCTAGTCGTAGTGGGCAAGCAACTGCGCAACCTGCGGCAACGCCGTCTGCTGCCAAACCCGCAACTCCTGCGCAACCTGCGGCCAAGCAAGCTCCGACAGTAGTGTTGAAGACTGACAAAACGGAATCAAGCGCAATTAAGTCAGCACAAGACATTCCTAAGGAAAACTTCCTTGAAAATGATGCTGGTTTTGCAGTTCCTAAAGCTAACCCAGAGCTTCAAACCAAAATCAAAAAGCTATTGGTTGACAAAGAACTGTTAGATCCAAAAACAGGCAAAGCATTTGCTGGCAAAGAAAAAGCAGCGGCTAGTGCGGCTATGTACTTGCTGCTAGTTGAAAGCGGCTATGATGTGCGGTTTTTGCAAACCGACAATGTGCTTGGACTTCCTAACGGCAAGTGGATTAAGAACCCTCAGTTCGCTAAACAAGAATAACGCACATGGTTTACTACAGCGAGACCGAAGAGGAAGAACTGCGTCGTCAAGGCGTGTTGCCGTCAGATTTAACAGGCACTCAGCCAATTCTTGGCGAGTATCAAAGCTTGTTTGACGATCTTGCTGCTGGAAACTTAGTAATTAAATCGGGCGCATCTTCAGCCCAAGCTGCTGTTGCTGCGCCAACACAGGAGCCAGAAACACCCGGCACTCCCGTATACTTGCCGAACTTTGATTTCCTGCAAACTGGCGGCGAGATTGAGTTTAGCACGATGGATTATCTGTCCAACATGGGACAGAGCTTTCTTCGTAGTGCTGCAGATGTGCCGTTAAGTGCCATTCAAGGCATGGCAATGGCTGACGACTACGGCAAAGACTCGCAAGTCGATGACGTGATGCGAGCCGCCAAAGAATGGGTGCGTGAAACGTTGCCAGGCGAACCTGGCCTAGCTAACTCAATTTCAGGCGATGTCTCTGGCGCGTTTGGCTCTGCTGGTGCTTTCTTTGGTTTGGGCCAACTCGGCATGACAGCAGGTGCGGCAGTTGGCGGGGCAACGGCTGGCCCTGCTGGAGTGATTGCAGGCGGTTTGGCTGGTAGCGTTGGCACTACCGCTGTTGTTGGTTCTTTCAGCATGGGTGCGCAGATGTACGACGAGGCGTTGGCTATGGGCGCAACCCCAGAGCAAGCCGAAGATGCGTACAAGGCCGGTCTATTTATTGGAAGCCTTGAAGGTATTCCGATGGGTATCGGTTCTGCGGCCAAGCGTCTTGCTACAGCTTCTATGAAGATGGGCGGCGAAGCCTTGCGTCGCATGACGGCTCGTGAGATTGCAGAGCTAGCTGCGTGGGAAGGCTTTGAGGAAGCAATCCAAGAAGGTGGCTCGGCTCAGTTGCAACAGGTTGCGGAAAAGACCATTGGCTACCGCAAGGAATATGATTTTGGCGAAGTGCTGTACCAAGGTGCGCTTGGTGCTGGGCCGGGTGCGACAATCTCTGCTTATGCGTCTAACAAAGAAAACCAGCAGATTGACGCTGAACTAGGCGACCGTCGCCTTAAGGCCGAAGAGGAAGCTGAGGCTGCCGCACTTGCCGCTGCTCGTGATGCTGAAGCCGGTGCGCGAGTTCGTGCGTTTGACGAAAAGGTCAAAGGCGTTGCAGAGCTTTTGGCGCAAAACGAGGCAGAGCTACAAAGCTTGGAAGCCGCTGCTGCCGCAGAGACAACAGCGACTGAGACGGTCGATACTGCTAAACCTGCAATTCCAGGCGAAGTAGAACTGCCTGCCGATGCAAAGCCGCCTGTCTTGGAAGAGATTGCAGGCGAAACAGCATCGGCTGAAGCCGTTGTACCAACTACAGAAACAGCAGCACCGGAAGCAGAGGCTGCGCCGGTAGAGTCAACTGCGACAGAACCTACGACAACTACTGTGCCTGTAGTTGCAACGCCTGAAATTGTTGCAAAACGCGCCGAAGTCGAGCGTTTGCGCAAGCAGCAGGAACTGTTGTTAGAGCAGGCAAAGTCTATTGAAGCCACAGAAGGTGTGCGCGAGAAAGAGCGCATGGCTGGCCCGTATGGCGAGGCTCGTGCCGCAGCGACGCTAGCAGGCGAGTTAGAAGCGTTTGATGCAGCGGTTGCTGCTGGGCAAACGCGAGTGCTAGATGCAACGGCGCAGCGAGATTTGGATGACCATGTTCGCAAGCTGACAAAAGCTAAGAACATGGATGACTTGGCGACCATCAATCCTAAGGATGTTCGCGCCGTCTTGCCGCGTAACGTTGAACAGCAAAACGCCGAACGACGACTCAACGACCTTGGCTATGAGGTCACATTTGTTGACTACGGCAAAGATGTCAACCTTGAAGGAGCATACGATGGCACAACAAACCGCATTTATCTTAACGCTCGACTAAGCAACGAAGCAATTCTTAAGCGCGTTGCTCGGCATGAAACCTTCCACGGCTTGTTTAAAAACAACAAAGCCGAATGGGAAAGCATTATGGCTACAATTAAAGCCGCAAAAGGCGAATTGTGGAATGCTGCACGCCGCCGTTTTATTGCAAGCCGCACGGCTGCAATTAAAGACGATCCTGCGGCATTGGCTAAATGGATTAAAAACAACGCAAACGCAATTACAGATGAAACTGGTAGTCTAATTTCTGATTGGTTTAGCGCGACTATGGATGCGCTTGAAGCCGATCCAAAGTTGGTTAGCGAGTTGGCTCAAGCCGACGCAGGTTTTTTAAAGCGACTAGTTGATTGGGTGCGCGTACAACTGCGCCGCGTTGGCTTTGACTACACATCGATTAGCGACAAAGAACGCGCAGCCCTAGCTCGCTTGCCTGCCTTAGCTGACAAAGCTATGCAGGAAAGCCTAAGCGTTAATGAGCGACTGTTCATTGCGCAGACCCTTATGCGCGGCCTGACTGCAATTGAATCTGCGGCTAAGATGCAGATGTCTGGGCAGGAACGGCAAGCACAAGCCTTCCTAGGTCGCACTTTAGGTGAAATTAAAACACGCAAGGAAGCGGAGGCTCAACGCGCTGCTGCTGCTGAAGCTGCTCGAGTTAAACTAGAAACGGATCAAAAATCTCGCGCTGAGAAAGAAGCTGCGCAAAAAGAAAAAGCCCGTGTCAAAGTTGTCGATACCGCTCGCACCCGCATTGCTCGTATTAAAAAAGACAGCGCAGACTGGCCGCTAGTTGAAGCGGTTGCTAACGCAAAGTCTGCAATTGAGCTTGATGCCGCAATTGCACCGCTTGTGCCTGCTGAAGCTACGGAAGTCGAGCGTAAAGAGTTAACTGACGCAATTTGGGCGGTTGCGTACAAGCAACTTGAAAAAGAAGTTGCGAAGGAAACAGCAGACAAAAAGCGCAAGGAAGAAGAAGCGCAAAAGAAGGCAGATGTTGCCACCAAAGAAAAGCAAAGAGCCGCAGATGCGCTAAAGGCTAGACAGGAAGCTGCCAAAACAAAAGCAGCTAAAGAAGCGGAGAAAGCAGAAGCAAAGCGCAAGGCTCAAGAGGAACAATACCAACGCCGCTTTAAGCAAGTTAAGAGCGACAACCCGACTGGGCAAGCTAAGGCGTTGCTAAACGCCGTGTACAAGGCTGGAGCCAACGAAGATGCAGCGTTGGAAGCAGCGCGAGAGTTTTTAGGCAATGAGGCTACGGATGCTCAGGTGCTAGAGACCGCTCTTGAAGCCATTCGTATTACGCAAGATCGACTTGGCCGTGAGCGAGCTGCTGCTGCTGAACGCGAGCGTGCTGCACAAGAGGCACAAAAGAAGGCCGCTGAAGTGCTTGCTCAAAAGCAACGGCAAGAAGCTGAGGCCAAGGAGGCTGCTGCCAAAGCCGCCGCAGGCAGGCTAGCTGCGCAGCAGCAAGAAGCCGCTGCCGCAAAAGCCGCTGCTGACCGCAAAGCCGAAGAGGAGCAGCAAGAGGCCGCAGAACGGCAAGCTCGGAGGGAAACAGAGTTGCCCACGGTGAGCCGGGGCCGCACGGTGCCTGGGCAGCTAGAGGTAGGTGACCTCGTAATCTTTGGCGAAAAGGGTGTGTCAAAGGTTGTCGCAGCTACTGGCTCAGGTACAGAACAGCGCGTGATGATTATTCCGATTACGCGGTCGGAGGCTGCTCGCGTTGCCATTCTAGAGCGTCAAGGCGTTCGCAATTGGTGGACGCGCATCAAGTGGGCCGGAGAGCCTATTACGGTCGATATGACCGACCCGCGCTTTAAGGCGCTGGTTCGTCGTCGGTCTGCGGAGGAAATGCGCCGAGATGAAACCAAGCGACTGATGAAGGAACGCATCAAGGCGCAGGCTGAACGCGAAGAAGGCGACTTGCCGAGGTTTAGCTACAACAACAAAATTACGCCTGAGATTGACGCTGCGTACCTAGATGCTGTTGAGCGCGGTGACCTAGATACTGCGCAGCGGATGGTAGATGAAGCGGCAAAGGCAAGTGGTTATACAGAAAAAGGCAGTCATGGGTTGGCCTTAGGCGAACTTGTTAATTATTCATTTGACCCTAATTTGTTGGGGCAAAACACAAAAGCTGCTAGCGCAAAACTTGGGTTCTTTTTTGCATCAAAAAAAACAGCTAAAAACTATGGATTAAAAACACTTAATGCTGATAACGCATCTGGTATTGCTGAAACGGCTGAAGCTATTGTTCAGCCACTTTTAAAGTTAATTCCAAAAGGAGCGTCAAGAGAGTTAGATTTTGTTAGAGAATTAGGCAACAGCGCATTCGCTCCACAATCATGGGATGAATCTAATCCTGAAGATTATTTGGATTCGACAATTAAATATGTCGAACGATTATTAGATGACGCAGAGTTCAGAGCTGATGACTTCGTTAATGAAACCGAAATTGTAGATGCAGTTGAGCAAGCGCGTTCTATTGTTAATGAAACTTTAGGGCAAATTACCTACGAAAGCGTTGTAGACAGCGCAGTTGTCGATGTTTTGCTAAAAATGCAAAACCCGTATATCCACGATCAGCAAGGTCAAAAATACAGAGAAAAAACCTTTTACGAAATTATTGCAAAGGCAAAAGAGCAGGGTTACGACAGCGTAATTATTAAAAATACATATGATGGTGGGCCATTAGATGATGTAAAAGTCGTTTTTAACCCTACCCAGATTAAATCTGCTGACGCAATTATTCGCCAAAAAAATCGCGTTATCCCGCTGTCTGAGCGTTTTAACGAAGCAACTGACGACATTCGGTTCAGCTACAACCAAACTACGCCTGAAATTGACGCTGCGTACCTTGCCGCTGTGGAAAGCGGCGACATGGACACGGCTCAACGCATGGTGCGCAAAGAAGCGCAGGCAAACGGCTATACAATTGAAACAAGTCATGGAACTGCTTTTAAATTTAATGAGTTTAAAGCAGACGCTGGAGAAAAAACTGATGCCGGTGCATACGGCAAAGGGTTTTATTTTGGGTCTGAAAAACTAGCCAAGATTTATTCTCAAAGCTCGGCTGCTAGATACAACAAATTTGGCGGGATCAATCCTGTTACAAAAGAAGAAGCTAAACCGCGCATTGTGCGCGTGTATCTAAAGTTAAACAATCCGTATGTGCCGATCTCTAAAATGCTTAGTCAAGACGCATTTAGAGATGAAGTTGCAATGCTAGCTAGCAACAATGAAGATCGGCAAATGCTTTTAAATGCGTTTTTTACTACGGAAAAAGAAGCGTCAACAATCACGCGCATTTTAAAAGAAAATGGATATGACGGAGTTTCGGCACCTGGCGAGCAAGTTGCGTTTGATTCGTCTCAAATCAAATCAGCCGATCCTGTCACCTACGACGACAACGGGAAATTGATTCCTTTATCGCAGCGTTTCCAAGACACAACTAATGATGTTCGGTTTAGCTACAACGATCCTCGTGTAGCAACGGCGTTTAGCGGCATGGGTACTGTTGAGGCAGCACTTGGGCCGATCACAAGTGCGCTGACGGCAGAAAACGATGCACGCAAAGTAGAGGCATACAACAATGCCTTTGGCACTTCATACAAGGCTCGCGAAGTTAAAGAACTGACCGTAGACGAGCTTAAGCAGGCTGACTGCGACTTGTTCCATGCATCGCCGTCTTGCAAAGAATTCTCGACGGCTAAGGCCGACCGTGCGCCAACGGAACTAGAAGTACGAAGCGCAGAAAAGGTCGCAGAGCTGATTGCTGGTGCATTGCCGCCTGCGGTATCGGTTGAGAATGTGCCTGCCTATGTAGATTTCCCGCCGTTCCAAAAGATCCTTACGGCATTGAAAGAAAACGGCTACAAGCATCGCGTGTTGGTTGTTGATGCCGCTGATTACGGCGCGGTGCAAAGCCGCAAGCGAATGATCTTGCAGGCCGTGCGCGAAGGCGAGTTGCCCCCGTTGCCGCCGAAGAAAAGCCCTCGTGACTGGTATGAGGCAATCCAAGATTTGCTGCCGACCTTGGAGGTTGACAAGGAAGGCGTTGGGCCTGACGAGCAGATGCGCATCGACAAATGGATTGCGTCTGGCCGACTTGACCCTAATAAGCCGATTATCACTATGGGCGGTAGTGCCTTCGCAGGCGCTCCTGCTGCCGCCAACTCAGGTGGGCTTGCTCCGACGCTTACCGCGAACAAGGGTCGCGTTCGGATCATTATCCCGGACGGGACGGTGCTGAAGGCATCGCCTCGCGTCCTAGCGCGTCTAATGAGCTTGCCTGACACCTACAAGGTTCCGAGCCAGTACACCTTGGCTAAAGAGGTACTAGGCAATGGCATCGACGGCACGATTACGGAAGCGTTTATCAAGCCCTTGTTGCCTGAGGCTGCAATCGACGCTGACGGCGCATACGAAGCCGAATACAACGAAGTGCCTGATGACTTGCGGATGAGCTACACGGAGGGCGAAGCCCCTCGAGATGTGTTCGGACGCTTTAAGTCGAGAACTTCTAAACAAAAGGTCGAAAGCGCAGCTATGCAGTTGCTGCGTGAACGCGCTCGCCGCAACAAGATTCGTCTTGCTGAAATTGGCAAAGACGAAAACAAAGAAATTAGAGCTTTAGCTAAAAAGGCCGAGCTTGAAGGTGAAGGTACGAAGGTCGGTGAGACTCCGATTGGCATTGCCATGCCGACAGCGGAGCCTGGTACTCGAGCCTACCTGCGTGCTGTGCGCGAGTATCAGCGCGAAAATCCAGATGCAATGTTTGAAGACATTGCGCTTGACCGCCAAGCCCGCGTTGTCGCAAACGAACAGTTAGAGCTTGATTACGAAGGCACATATCGCAACCTGCAAAAAGAGATTCAGGAAACTGGCGGTCTAAACGAGCCTTGGAAGCACATTGCTTATGGCCGCATCGCCGCTGACTTGGCTGACAAAGTTATTAACAACTACACGCAAGCAAAGTTTGTTGAGGCAACTCAAGCTCAACGCGAGTACTTGCAGGCGCGAAAACTAGCGTCAGCAAACTTGCGCATCGTTAAAGACGATGTTGTGTCTGCACGCAAACGCTTCCAAGCCCATGTGTTTGGCCCGTCGCGTGATGTTGCCCGCAAGCTACGCAAGCTGCAAAAACAACTAGGCAAAGAAAACCTAAATCCCCAGAAGGTTGCTGCCCTCAAAGCAGATATTCAAAAACTTGAGTTGCGTCAAGCCCGTGCTGTCACTCGCGCTATTGAACGGCTAGAGCGGGCAGGTGGCTCTTTGGAGCAGATGTACTCGTACCTTGAAAACAAGGAATGGGTCAACTTCTATCGAATGTCGCGCAAGGTTATTGAGGCGAAGGAATTTGCGTCAGTTGACCCGACCGACCGCAGCGCAGGGGCTTTGTTTGGCCGACTGTTTATTGAGTTCCGCATGGCGATGATGTTGTCGGGTTTAGGAACCCACATCGCCAACGTGACTGGCAACACAGCCAACCAATTCTTGCGTGTGTCGCGGTTGTTTGCCGAAGCATCAATTAACACCGTTGCCAAAAACCCTGATGCGGCAACGATGGGCGAGTTCAAAGCCTACATGACCGCCTATTTCAAGGCGATGGGCCGAGCGGGCCGCAACTTTATGATGGCCTACGCAACGGAGATGCCGATTCTTGAAGCAGATTTAAATGCTTCAACGGATGCAGAAATTCAGCAGCATACCTTGCTAATGCCGGGTTTGATTGGTCGCATCCTGCGCTTCCCCTCGCTCAATACACTACTTGCCTTTGACGAGTTGTTTAAAACGATGGCGGCGCACGGCGAAGCTTCTGCGATCTTGCATCGCGAAGGCCGCAATGATGGTTTGACCGGCGAAGCGTTGGAGGCGCACATTGAAGCCGGGTTGATTGATTACAGCAACCCAGTATGGAGTGAGGCACTCGACAACGCCAAGCTAGGTGTTTTCCAAGGGCCGCCAGGTGCAATTGTGCGCGCCTTAATGAACCTGCGTCAGTTTACAGACGACCTGTTCCCCGTTTTGCCATTGGGCAGTATGTTGCTGCCGTACATCAAAACTCCGGGCGGTATCTTTAAAGCTGGTCTAGAAACACCTGCGCACCCATTGGTTCTGGTGTACCGCTTGCTTGCGCCTTCACGCATCAAAGAAAATTATGTGAAAAGCGGCGAGATGATTACAGACTCCGCAAACGCAGTTGTTGCGATGTCTTTGATCATGGGTGTCATTTCCTACATGGACGATGACGACGATATCCCCGTCATCACCGGCAGCAGCGAAGTTGACTACCTTGACTACTTGCGGCAAAAAGCTGTTGCGCCGCCTTACTCGGTGCGTATTGGCGACTCGTACTACAGCTATTCTCGAGTTGAGCCGTTTGCAATTTCGCTTGCAACCATTGTAGACGCATATCGCGCCTTCCAAAAGGCTGTTGGTAATGCGCCGGACGGCGGTACGCAAGCCATGCAAACGCTGTGGGATAGCTTTACTGCGCAGTTGCAGGACAAGACCTTCTTGCAGACCTTTGGCGATCTAATGAAGATGCTAGAGGATAAGGATCGCCTCAATGTTGCTCTGTGGGCGCGTAACTTCTTCTTGACACCAATGACACCTGCGCTTGTCCGAGGAACGATGTCAGCAGCCGACCCCTATGAGCGCATGAACACCGTTTACGAGCAAGAGGGCAAATCTGCGTGGACGGCGGCGGTAGAGTCGATGGAGTATGTTGCTTTCCCGACTAAAGACAACTACCCGCCGATCAAATACGACTTGTGGGGCAGGCCAATCGAAAAGATGGGACGCAGTTACACCGCCCGTTTGACGCGATTCTTCCCGACTAGTCAGGAAGTCACGGACATTAACCGCTTAGATTTGCTGATTATGCGCTTTAATCAACGGCGCGATAACGGCGATTTTGGCGATCAAGAAACCAAGCTTAGTCCACGCCCGTTGCCTCGCAAGGCTGAACGCGATGGCGTAAGCTATACTCTTACACCTGAAGAGTACGCCACCGCTTCGCGAAATGCTGGCGCGATGGCTGCTGACAATCTGCTGTACGCTAATCTTAACTACGACAACCCGACTCAAGCAGATCGAAAGATTATTGAGGATGCGTTGAAGAAGGCAAGAAAAGCAGCAGTTGATGAAGTGATCATGCTCCGCAACTTCTAAACACAAAAGGAAAACCCATGAGTGCAGTCCTCGTTCTTATCCAAAAAATCGCCGGTTCGTCTACCTTCTGGGTCAGCGTGTTGCTGCCTATTCTGAAGGTGTTGTTGGAGAAAATCGGCATCAGCATTCCTTGGGAAGCCATCATGGCCGGCCAAGGTGCGTATGGCGTGAAGGAAGCCGCCAGCAAGCTCCAGCCGCTCGTCGCAGCCAAAGTCGCAGCCAAGCAGCCGGAGTAGCTTAAATGGTGCAGGGCCAAATGGAACGCGATGTAACGAAAGCCGTGGTTCCTATCACGGCCCTGTCGGTCATCGCCGGTGCGACATGGTGGTTGGCTTCTAGCCTGCATGGCGTGGATAGCCAACTCCAATCGCTGCGGCATGAGCTTGCACAGATTCGCGCTCATAACGAGCAGAACTTGCGCCGCGATGAGTTCCGTGCCTGGGTGTATCAACTCAAGGCTAATAACGCGATCATCGTCATCCCTGACCCTAAGTAGACACAGAGGACGACAACCGCCCATGTCGTTGCGGTTGCCGCCCCCTGCCGACAGTCACGATGACTGTCTACCTTAGCGGTCTACGCTCCAAACTTTCGTTTGGGCGCGGATGTTCTTTGGCCAAGATTCGAGCTTGGTTGAGACGCTTTGGTCTAGCACTAATACCGAGTTCGTTGGCCTAATTGCAAGGCGACCATTGCAGCCGCGCATGAAAAGATATTCTTTCTGCTGCTCTGGTTCGCGACTCCAACCGTCACCAACAGGAATCGCGGTAAACAAGTACCAACCGTAAAGCTGGTCGTCGTTGGCAAACGGATCTGTGTGATACACGCACTCCATGTTCTGGAGGTAGGTGTACTCGTGCAGCGAGAACTGGTAGCCGGTGCAGTCCCAGAACTGCGCCTCGTGCAAGTCCCAACTGCGATTGCACCAGATGTCGTCCTTGTCCGTAAACGGCCTAAACGCAATCTCGTGCGGCGGGATGTTGCGCACCACGGCGTTGTCTTCTGTGCGTACATGGCATCCCCAAGCGCGTGACGGCGTGGAAGACAAGCCGAACCATACCACAGGCTCATACGCGCCCGTATCCGCGATGTCGCTGCGCAGGAAGGCCGACCGCACCCAGACATACAAGTGTTGCGGCAGCGAGCCGCTGTGCGTGTATAAAGTCATGTTGCGTAACCGTCAAAAAGTTCCAATTTATTTGCAAGAAGCTCAAGCACTTCTCTACTTGTCAGCCCGCGCTTGATTTGTTCGGGATAGTCTTTTTCTACCCACCGATCAAACATGAGCTTGTCGCGCTTGCTTTGAAACTCCACGGTCACCTTGATGGCGTTAATTGTGATGTGGCTAATGATCCGCCGTTTGGTTTTGTCGTTGCTCACTTGCTCACCTCGTACTCTTCGATTTTATAGGCTGAGACTGCAAAACCATCGTCTGTGTCTTCTTGGACTTGCTTGTCTGCTGCCTGCTGTGTGGCATAGACTCCAACAACGATGCGTTCGTGTTGCCATGCGCCGCGAATCACATTCGTCAAAACATAAACCTTCACTTCGCCATCTCCTCTTCGCCATCCATCACGGCGTTGAAGGCGGCTACGGCAGCTACCAAACGAGGCCAATCAGGATGGTTTTCTTGAAGCAAGATTTTTAGATGTGGGCAATCCTGTAGTTCAAATACGCCAATCCCGCCTAGCGACTCGAAATTAACCGGGGGGGCGTACAGCCGACATGGTTGCTGCGGTTTAAGAACCACAGTATATTGAGTAGAAAAGTTGCTCACTTGCTCATCTCCTTCTTCACCTTGAGCCAGTAGGCTTGGGTTGCTTTCTTGGTGTGACCCTTCGGCCCACCGTTGTGGATGCGAGCCAGCGTCTCCCAGTCGCCAGCAGCTAAAGCTTTGGGTGCATAGCGTTGGAAGTAAGCACGCATCGTGCGCTCGCTGTAAACATGGTCGGCAAGGCAATCCTCATATCTGCCGTCCTTCATGCGTGCGTCCTCCCAATACGCACGCTGAATTTGATACGGGCCGATGCTCGCGCCCTTGTCGCCAACTGCGCCCTTGCCTTGGTTTGCCACACCGCCGGTTTCGACGCGACGAATGGCATCAAAGAACTGCCGCTCGGTATGGGCAGGAGCCGCAGCGAGAGACAGCAGAACTACAGCTTGAAAGATCATTTCCACTCCTTTTGTTGTTGTTGATCGCCCACCTAGGCGACTTATCGCCTTTTTATCGGCTGCGCTTGAGTGAATCCACCAAATTCACCCTTTCCCCGATCCAGCGCATGACGGGCACGGCCATGCTGTTGCCAAGCGCCTTGTAGCGCGGGCCGTCAGGCGTATCTTTGCCACGAGGCCGAATGTCGGTGTAGCCGTCTGGAAAGCCTTGTAAGCGCTCGCACTCTACCGGCGTGAGACGACGCACCTGCATGGCTGGAGAAATTGTCATTTGGTGTTCTGGAATTCTGCCAGCACGCAAAGTTCCAGCAGAATCGTATTCTGCAACGCCGTATTGGCTGTCTTGGAATACTGTACTTGGCTGCGACACGAGCGGCGTACCTCGACCAGTCCCGTCTTCGCTTGCATTAAATCCTCGGCCACGCAGAGTGTGGGTAACAGAAGGCTGCTGCACCATCACCGTTGGCCCCGAAGCGTTCACAGACGAACCTGGCGTGCCCATTGTCGCTGCAACATCACCAGTCACGCTTCCGTTGTAGCAGTCGGTTCCGAGCGCCACCGCCATCGTGTGTCCGTCAGTATCAACTGCGCCAGATTGGTTGCCGTACTGCACAGGATCTTGTCGTGCGTTAAACCCAACAAAGTATCCATCGCCGTCGTCAATGTGCTGGTTGTCCTGCCCGTACTTGTCGCCAAATTGCGCGTTCATGCACGGCACAACGTCAGCCGGCCATGTTACATGCAGGTCGCTAGCAGACTTGAAGTCTCGAGCAGCGACTGTAGATGCAATGTCATCCTCCACATACGAGTCGATAGCCAACCGCCGTGCGTTCATGCATTTGGTTGCAACCATATGACCCGCTACCGCATTTTGTGCCCGCTGCGCGTTGATCCTGCAATCAATTGCGCCAACTACATCTGCGCTACTTGACGCAAGGCCGCTTCGAGCGCTGGAGGAAGTTTCTTGTTGCGCTTTGCTGCGCGGCGAAGAATCCCCTCGCAGGCTTTCGCGCTCAAAAAGAACCGCTGCGGCACAACGCCAGTCTCCAAGGTATCCGACAACGAACACACGACGGCGTCGCTGGGCCACTCCGAAGTATTGAGCGTCAAGCACTCGGTAGGCGAACCCATACCCGAGTTGAGCCAACGCGCCGAGGAAGGAACCAAAGTCCCGTCCTCCTCCGCTGGACAGAACACCGGGGACATTTTCCCAGACGATCCAGCGCGGGCGTAGGCGTGCAGCCAGTCGGACAAACTCAAGGGTGAGTTGACCACGCTCGTCATCCATTCCTCGCCGGAGTCCTGCGATGCTGAATGCTTGGCAGGGGGTTCCTCCGACCAAAAGGTCAACTGCTCCACGTTCCAAAGGCCATTTGTCATGTTGTGTCAGATCTTGAAAATTCGGCACATCGGGATAGTGATGCGCCAAGACTTGTTGCGGAAATTTTTCGATCTCAGCAAAGCCCACAGGTTTCCACCCCAGGTGATGCCAAGCAACAGTTGCGGCTTCGATGCCGCTGCACACGGACAAGTACTTCATTGCGCTGCTTTTTTGCTTGTGTCGCCCTCGAACTCCTTCTCGACCCACATTGCTTTGTACTTGTCGTATTCCATCTCGCAAACCTTGACCGTCCAGCGCGGGCCTACCTTCTGCCAGCCATGAACCTCAACTTGGTTGTGCGTTGCCCAGTACATAGCACCTAAGCTCTCGCGCACTTTAGCGCGGCGCGAGCTAATGTTGGCGCGTGTCGTTACTTGAATGCCCAGCAAGTCGCCTTGCTCGTTTACAGCGACGATGTCGATGACCTGAAACAGGTCTTGCCGCACTTTGGCAAACGGATTCCACCGCTCGACAATTTGCGCAATGAAGCCCCGCCGCTTCATCCACGCCATTGTCAACTGCGTCGGACTAATCTTCGTTTTCTTCCTCGTCGTCTTGTTCTTTGTTGCGTTGCTCATCGTACTTCTCTAGGTGATATCTCGCGTGGTGTGCCACCTGCAACACCAGCACCCCAATGACCTCGGCTTCTGTCAAAAAGAATTTACGGCTCGTTTGGTTAACGGCCTTGTCAACTTGTTTAAACAGTTCCCGTCTTCCCGTGCTTGTCATTGGTGTTCTTCTTTTGGCGCAACCTGTACGCCGCTCGCGGATCCATGAAATTCCAATTCTTCGCATTGTGCTTGGTAGAGCAAGCAATCGAACAAAGTTTTTGACGCTTACCGCTGCGCGGGGTGAATTCCGCGCCACACAAAATGCAGGTTCTTGTCATGGTATTGGTTGAGGGAGCGAGTTCATCACCCGCCCCCTCCGTATAGCCCCCCTAGGGCTTACGCCTTGATCTCTTTAACAAGCTCCAGAAGGCGTTGCAAGAGTTCGACTTGCACCGGTGACATCTGATGCGTGTCTAGATGCGTCTTCGGGGCCATCAGGCGTTCGTACCGCGCTTGACGCTCGATAAGCTCGCACTCCAACTCCTTCAGTTCTTCGCGGCGACGATGGATGCGCTCCTTCAACGCTGCGATTTGCTTTGAGCCAGCACGCACCTCGGGAGTGCAAGCTGCACGCATAGCGGCCATGTGTTCAGGACTGTTGTTTTTCGCCATAAAATTACCTCGTTTCGATTGTCAGGAGTGCTTGACCCATCAAACACTCAGTTGCTGCGTAGCATCGTGACTGGCAGCACGCTTTGCTTCCAACATTTTTTTCAATTTCTCGATGTCGGCTTTTGCCGCCTCTGTTCCCGGCCACTTGGGGATGTACCCAAAAGCTCGCGAGTTCAGCTTGAACCACTCGTCGCGGACATCGTCGTCACCGCTGCGCTGCACCGGCTTCATCACGCTCGGCTGCGACTTCCCTGGCTTCACTTCGGCGTTCAACGGGAACAAGCCCTGCCATTGCTTTGCGATGCTCTGGCGGATGACGGCAATGAACCCAGCAGGCCCGTGCGCTTGGTAGTCCTCCAAATTCATGCGCAGAGTGCGCTGCTGCCACTTGGCAAGGTTGCGCTCGCGGCGGTATGCGTACCACTCGGTCAGAGCGGCAGCGACCTCAGGAGTGTTCAGTTCGGGAAATTCCGGCAAAGTTTCCTCGAAACCAACTCCCACGGTTTTCCCCCCCTTCTTGGATCTACCCTCCCTTTCCGGAGTGCGTTTTTCAGAAGGTTCAGAAGGAGGAGAAACCTCGCCCCCTCCGTAGGTTCCCCCGTCTACACTTTCCTCGTTGGAGGCGCAAACAATAATTTGGGGATTTTTTTTCAGTCCCTCTAGCAGGTCATTTTTGACGGCGTGAGTCAGTACTTGGACTTGCGCCTCGAGCGCGGTCAAGCGGCCTTCAGTCTCGGCCAGTTCCTTAAACAGTTGCTTCCACAGTTGCATTTCGATTCGTCCTTGTTAGGTTGTGAGCGTTGCTGTTGCTTGCCGACTGTGGCCCACCACGCAGTCGGAAGTTCGCCTTAACGGCTTGAGCGGAGTTTGGAGGGCAGCGGAGTTAACCTCGCCGCTGCCCTCCCTCTTTTGCGATCTACTGCGCGTTAGAACGGCGTGAGATCAGGGTCGTCTTCCGGCGGCGGCGGTTTGACTGGGCGCGTTGCAGGCCGTCCCGAGGGCTTGTCGAGATTGCCGTGATGCGCCAAATGCGGAGGCTCTGTGCCTTCGTACTGCGGCAGGATGTAGCCGCCAGTCTTGTTGGCTCGCGAGTCAACCTTCAGCCATTGCTCGCCCTGCCACTCTTCGTAGCGAAGATGGGCTTGCGTCTCACGGTCAATGAACTCCATAGGGTCAGGCTCAATGCCTGGTTTAAAGCCCCAACCGGCCAACTTGCCAACGCCCATGCCTTTGCCTTTGCCTTCCAGCATGATCGTCTCCCAAACCTTGGCATCGCGGCCTTGTACCTTGCACTCGACGCTCAAGTAGCGGTCGCCGCTCGCCTTCGCGTGCTTCAACTGCGCCTTCAAGCAAACGAGCGTGTACAAGCCCGGCTCAATCTTCTCGCGGGGCATCAGACATCCCCCAGTTCTTCGCCAGCCCAACGCGCAATGGCCTTGGCATCGCCATGACAGTTACCGGGCAGAAGGTTGTAGACGCAATCCGAGATTTCAGCCAACGCAGCACGGTTTAGGTCATCAGCGCGAACGACTGCGGTATGCAAATCGTTTTGCAGTACAGCAGTCAAGAAGCCCCCAGGCGGCAACGCCAGCACCACATAGCGCGCAAGGTTCCACGCGGTGTGTTCGGGAATCTTAAACTGCGACTCCATTTCTTCGACCCATTTCTCAATGCGTCTCTCGCTCAGTTCGTAATCAGCGTCTCTGTAGTAAGTCATAGGGTTTTCTCCAAGGTTGCGTTTTGTTGCTTCAATTCTGTGTGAATCCCATCGAGCTTCACGAAAAAGGCCAGCGACCACCAGTAGATCAAGACTGCTGGCGCACCGCCGAAAGAGGACGCTGCGATAGTCCCGAGGATTGATAAGACCGCCAACACAAACGATTTCATTGCGCTTCCTCCGGCTGCGCAGTCGGCTTCATGTCAGCCAAGTTCA